TGTCTTTTAATTTTTCTATATCTTTTTGAGCCTTATCTAACTGCTTCATTAAAAATTCTATATTAACTTTATTAGTCATATTCATTTCTTGTGTTTGTTGCATTTTTTCTACTTGTTTATATAGATCCTCGATAAGCATGAACTGTTCAGAATCAGCGGGCAACGAACCCATTAAACCTCTTGGCCATTTTATTCTAAACTCTGTGTTATCTTCAACATCTGCTTCCATTAATTGTAATCGAGTATGATGTTGGTTTTGTGTTTCAATCAAACCAAAATAAGCCCAGGTGCCGATTGCGACAAGACCGATCAAACTGGCAACCGTCTTCATAGGCATCTGCACGGAAGCCTCCTCAGAGATAGTAAGTGGTTTTTTTATTGACATGACAAACACTCGTCAGAATCTGAATCTAATTCTGCTAATGCTTCTTCCTTACATTCTTTGCTGCAAAATAAATCAAATTCATCTTTTGCATCAAATGCTTCTTCACATTGTTTACATTGTTTTCGCATACTATTCTCCAAACAGCCAATCAACATATCTTTGCCACCAAGATTTTTTCTTTTGAGGTACACCTAATATTCTAGGTCTGCAATCACATTTATCACAAATGCATGTGCCACATTGATTACTATTTACAAAGTAACCTTTTCCAACACAGTGACATTCGTGGTCACAAATATTACAATATTTTTTATTTAAACTCATTTTTTATCCTCAATATCATAAAACATTTTATCAGAATCTTCTGTTACCCAATCAGAACCCTCTACTTCCCAAACGGTATTTTGTACTTTGTAGTCTGGCCATGAGTTATCTGTTGTATAACTATTCACATGCCAAATGATTCTGTTATTTGGCTGCGCTGCATAATTACCATTTTCTAATGCAATTATGTGTGCACACTTGTGCTCTTGCGGAATCTCTGAATGTTCCGTGTTCAGTATATTAGTCTCTGGATGTGCCCAGTCAACCGTAAATAAGTATTGACCCTTGTAAAATTTTTTATCTTTTGCCTTAAATTTGCCGCTTATACCAGCCAACCAATCAAAGCAATGCACAGAAGGCCAATAACTAAAACAATTCCACAACTGTAACGAGTCGACTGACATATCCGGCACTTCGGATCTAGAAAAATGTTTTTGGAAAAACGCTGAGATAGGCAATCTATAAAAGACCGCACCATTTGGTAACATAATATGAAATAATAACGCTTTGCCACTAATGCTTGATAAGCCGAAGACAACGCAGTCTTCACTTTCTCCATGATGTCCGGTAAAGTCATAAAGATACTCCTTCCTTACTTTGCAATAGATTGGTGGTATATTCGCATTTAAATAAGCCATAGTTCCTCATTATTTTATTTCGCCCCAGTTTGGTCCTGATTCGTAATCTACTTTATTAGGAACTTTTAACTCTACTGCATGTTCCATTATTTGTTTTATTTTATCAGCTTGTGATTCAGATTCAATAGAAAAATCTAATTCATCATGTATTTGAATATGTGCTAATAAACCTTCTTTATATAAATCAACCATTGCTTTCTTAGTCATATCTGCAGCACTACCTTGAATAAGTTTATTTAAAGCTTTGTATGTAAATGCTCTTCTATGACCATTGTTATGCCAATAATTTTTTTTAGGATTACCATTCGTATCTTTAATAACTTCTCCATCTTGATCTTTTAAGTATGGACCCATTTCTTTTAACTCTAACATTGTTTCATGATCTTCAGCAGGAACAAATGTACCCCAATCAGAACCTCTTAGTATAGGTTCATACTTTGGAAATCTACATCTTCTACCTAAAATAGTTTTTATTCTTCCTCTATTTTGAGCTGCAGCCATAACACCATTAGTTAATTGTTTTACAAATGGAACACTGTTGTGATATTGAGCAAATAATTCATCTGCTTTTTGTTTAGTTACATTTAATTCATTTTGTAATTTAACTTTACCCATACCATAAAATAAACCTAGATTAATTGTCTTGGCTTCTTTTCTGTCTATGTTTGCCATTTCCGCTACAATCTTATGGAAGTCTGTATTTGGATCATCATAATATGAATCTGCAATTGTTTGTGCTGATTCATATTCAAATCTTATACCATAGTGAGTTACTAATCTTGGTTCTTGTTGTGAGTAATCAAATGTACCCCACTTACAATTTTCTTCAGGTATAAATAAACTTCTAATTAATGGTCCTGTATCTGGATCACGTGCTGGAATTTGTTGTAGGTTTGGATTAGCATAACTAAATCGTCCTGTAACTGTACCACCATCATCAGATCGTATTTGATTTATATCTGCATGTATTCTACCATTATGTTCATGACTTAAAATGGTGTCAATAAAGGTTGTACTGACCTTGTTTATTTTCCTAGCTTCTGCTATCATACGAACTACAGGATGTTTATGAGAGGAAATAAAATTTTTTGTAAATGAAGGAGAGTCAGTCTTTTCAGTACGGCTATAAGGTAGCTTCAGTTTTTCAAAAACTTGTGCAATACTTCTTGCAGCCCATATCTGAGTATCTACTCCTGTTTCTATTTTTATTTGTTGCAATAAGTTTTGTTCTTTTACTGCCAGTGCTGTTTTTAATTGATTGGCTTTGGACACGTCTACCCGAACCCCTAGGAAACGCATATCAACTAGGCAAGGAAAAAGATCTGTCTCAAGATTAAATATATTTTGTAAATCATCTTCTACAATAATTCTTTTTAAATGATGCCAAAGTTTTAAAGTTAAATTAGCATCTTGTTCTGCATAAGATCCTACTTCACTTGCAGGAAGTTTCCACATATCTGCTTTAGGATCTAATCCTCTTTCTTTAGCTGCTTGGTTTAGTAAAGATTCATTCTTACCTTGATTTAAATATAACCAAGATAATGCATTTAGTGTGTAATTAAATCTATTTTCATCAATAATAGATGCTGCAATCATAGTATCAATGATTGTTCCATTTATTTTTATACCTAAATTTCTAATCCAACATACGTCATACATTGCATTGTGAAATATTTTTGTAGAAGGTGATTCACAAACATCTTTAAACCAAGATAAAACTTTATCTCTATCCATGTTTGGTCCTTCACCATGAGCTATTGGAAAATAACCTTTGTAACCATCTACAGCTACAGCTATACCTACAACTTCACCATTACCTCGTATGGCCCCTGAACCCAGTTTCTTTAAGTCTGGATCTCTTGTCTCTAAGTCAATTGCTATTTCTTCTGCTTGTCTTAAATCAGGAAACTCTGTAGGAGCAACCCATTCTGTAGTTGGCATTAACATTATTTTTTCCTCTCTATGTCTTTCATTTTTTTAATTTCTAATTCACAATAATGAATTACTTTCTCTAAATCTTGTATGCCATTTTTATTTTGATAACGACACACATACTTAATAACATTTCCTTGAAAAAAGGAAAGGTCGTTTTTAGAAATGAATTCGTAAGGTTGAATGTGAAAGTTCTTGTAGTGATTCCCGCCTATCTGTTTATCTTGTGGGAATGCGCTTTCAAACATATCTTTACTAGTCATTTTAGTACCTCCATTATGTTAATTATAAAAAATGTTAGTGTAACTGTTATTAATATATCGCTTGTTAATATTCTCATGTTTATCCTTTATCTGTGGCAGATGTTAATTTGGCCGAGTATGATTGTATAGGGAGTCGAGAAACCAAATTAACTTTTGGAAATACGACGCTGCCACACACCGTATTTGGAAAATTCTCTATCCCGTTCTGTTTATACTTAAAGTATAATTCTTTAAAACTTGTATTCATTGCTTCTTTTTTTAGCTTTTAGTTTATATAAATTATTTCTTGCACGTGTAGCTGCAACATACCAAACTCTATGTTCTTCATCATTTTTATCATCACTTTTTTTCGCTACTTTCTTAGGTGTTCTTCCTAAATCTAAACATAAAATTATATTATCTTCTTCTCCACCTTTCGCTGCATGTATAGTAGAAATTTGTATTCTTGCCGGTTTATCTAGGTCTTCTCCATTATCTATCATATTTTTTATATATTCTCTTTCAGATAATTTTACCTCTTCAAATGCATCAAACCATTCTACATCTTTATTCCATTTATTTTGAGGTGCACCTATAAATCCTACTATATCTTTTATTTCTTTTTCATCTAATTCAATTCCTCTACACCATGAATTGTAATTGACTGATGCATTGTACAATGTAACTGAAAAACTTTTACCTTTACTAGTTTGAAAATATAAATTTCTTTTTTTCAATTCTTTCAATACATCTACTAATCTATATATAGTTCTTGTAAGAATTAAATATTTACCTTCTGTTAAATCTACTTGATCTAAATTATTTATTCTTTTTGATTCGCCTTCAAAATCTCTTGGATAATAAACTTTATGTTTTCTTAATCCTCTTATTTTTTCTAAAGGTAATTCTGATTGTTCTTGCACTGCTCTCGATATTCTTTTGGAGTATTTTAAAACAGTTTCTTTACCAGGTTCTTGTATAAATCTATTAACATCTGCTCCTGCCCAAGCAAATATAGCTTGGTCGTCATCACCTGCTAAATACATATCTTCTGTATTATCTTTTAATCTATCAAATAATTTCCATTGTAGTGGAGATAAATCTTGAGCTTCATCTATAAATATAGTTTTAAATTTTGGTAAATCATCTTTTTCAATTAATCTATTAATCATATCATTAAAATCTAATTTACCTGTTTGTCTTTTATATTCTTTTAGATTTGCATCTAAATTTTTTAATATGTATAATTTTATTTCTTTTTTATTATGTTCATTTCTATTATATTCTTCTTCAATTGTTATGCATCTATTCATAGCTCTACCAATCATTTTAAAATATGGACTTTCAATATTTAAATAAAATATTTCTTCTTTATTAAACTTATCGTAATATTTAACTTTAATATTTAATTTCTTACCTATTGTAATGTAGTCTTCAGGCTGCATAACATTTGTATCTTCTAATTGTAATTGTTGATATGCAAATGAATGTAAAGTTCTAAAGTAATTTAGTTTTTCTGAATCTACCGGCATTCTATTTCTAGCTATTTCTGCAGCTTTTTTAGTAAATGCAAAATAACCAATTCTATCTAATGGTGTTCCAATTCTTATGTAAGCCTTTGCTCTACTAATAAGTTTATGTGTTTTACCAGTACCTGGAGGACCAAAATATTTATATATCATTATACTATTTCTTCTTTTTTAAAATTTTCTATTTCAATTACATCTTCATCTATATCTTCAAAAAGATATAATGGAATTTTTGCACAGCCTGGAATACCTGTATATGGTTTATTTGTTTTTTTATCTTTTCCGGGAAATCTTTTTCTTACATCAAAGTCTGGTTTTGGTAGATGTTCTTCTTCTTTCTCAAACATTTTTGTAATCATATAAGAAGTTCTTGAAGCATCTTTTCTCCATTCATTATCTTTCAAATCATTATAAAATTCATCAAAAACAAAATATGCATATGTTTCATCTTTCAATACATTACCACTTTTAAATGAGTTATAACTTGTTGCATTTGTACTATGAATATATTGTTTCAAATGTTTCTTTAATATCTCCATAGGAGTGGTCCCTGGAGCCGGTTGCACTGTATCTTGTGTCGCAACTAATGCTTTTATTATTTCATAGAATTCCATACCTTTAATAGGTGGTGGGATATCATCTGCTTGCGCCATGATTAATGATCTTAGTTCCTGTTGATCTTTGATTTTATTTACATCTTTTGCATGCACAGTAACCGTTTCACCATCGTCTCTTTCTACATCAAAATAATATTCAGGATCAGGTTTAAAATCGACTTTAATCAAATTAGATAATCTAGGCCACGTAATTTTTCTATCAGACATGATTCCAAAATTTCTTTTTATACATTCTGATTTAACACAAACTGGTGCAAGCAATGGATCAGTACAACTATGACCTTTGTTTTGTTTTTCCCAGTGTTTTATTTTCTTTTCAATATGATCATCAGTCCATACTTCATCAAATTCAAAATAATTTCTACCTGCTTTTAAAACCATTTTACCCCAGTTGTCAGGATATTTTTTCTTAGCAAAGACCATGTAGTTATATAAAAATCTATCTCTACCATCAGTCATTTTTTCTTTTGATAATATTTCTAAACATGGTGGGCCATCTTTAAATTCTTCTGCACCACCTATTAATTCATTTTGAATAATTTTATTTGTTATTTGTTTTAATTGTTCAGAAGTCATTTTATTTAACTCAATACAATTTAAAAATAATTCTAATGACATTTCATTACCTGATGGATCTAGTGCAACTCTTTCGTCTTTATTAAAATATGGTAAGTTTATAAAATTACCATTGATAGGATCACCATCTGTATTTTTACCAAGTTTAGTTTGTTTAGGAAATACTTCTGTTACTATTGGTAGTTTAAATAAAAATAATACTTGCTCTAAAAATTCTTTTATTTCTTTTGCTTTTACAAATTCTTTTGTAAATATATATAAATGCAATCCATTACTTTTTGATTTGATTGGTATGAGTGGTAAATTATTTTTTTGAATAGTATCTAAATAAAATGCTATATCTAAATCTTTATATATCTTTGGATCAATATCTATTGCACCAAATCTTGCGTAACCATTATCATCACATGGTTGTATACCTATAGATCTTTTGCCATTTAAATGAAGTTGGTAATCATTATCTGTAATTGGTTTACCAGACCAACCATAATCGCCTGCATGAAATTTTAATTTCCCTGTATTAGGATCTTTGTAACCATTATTAATATTACAAAAACCGTAATTACGTTTTAATCCTGTAAAATACTTTATAAAATCTGTCATACCTATTTCCTAAGTTAGAGAGGCAGTCCCAGTCTCCCGTTACTGCCTCCTCTTGCAAGTTATTCACTCAGTGAATTATACAATATCCGCAGTTTGAGGTTTATTGCTTTTCTCGTACTCAGGTTTAGCTTGACCTTTAGACACAGATTTTTGAAACTCTTGTGCCATTAAGTATAAGTCAGCATCCTCTTTCTTAGAAACATCTAAAGCTCTCGCCATAGATGGTTTGTAGACATGCCAGCTTTTACTTCCTGCAGTTTTACCAACAGTTTTTAAATTATAAACTGCTGCATATGCTGCTGGATTGTAAACACCTTTGTCATCCTTAAATCTAAGATTTTTAATCAACTGATTTAATTCTCTCGCAGGTGTTAAGTTAGATGATCTCATAGTAATCACTGCAGGTCTAGGTTCATCACCTAAAACAATTACATAAAAGTATGCAGTTTTTTCTACATAATTACCATTTGATAATCTGTACTTACCATTTCTTTCTTCAACAGCATCTTCAGGAATATTAAGATGTGTTGTGACAGGAGGAGCTGCTGTGTCTCCCATTTCCTGCCATTCAGGAAATCTTGTTTGCACGTGTGCAACAAGAATATTTACACCTTCTTGACCATCAGTAAGTGTACCAAGACCTTTAGCATATATCATACCAGGTTTAGAACCTTCGACATACTTAGAGTCATTAGCATTACATTCAGGTGATAGTTGATGTAAGATTTTTAAAATCGGAGTCGACATATCGTCCGATTTGATTTCTTCGCTACCTCTACCAGAATCACTTCTTAGGTTGATAGTAGCCAGTGAACCAGCACTGTTCTTTTTTTCTACAGCTGTATTTGCCATATATATCTCCTTATTATTTATTATTTATTTTTTATTTTTAAAATGCGTTTGATTTCCATCAAACGTACTAAATAGTTCTTCCGGAACTTCATGACCTTTGTCACTCCATTCTTTCATAACTACTTTGAGTGTCGATGGGTGAACTTTCTCCTCTTGGATAGGTTCATACCCATTCGACCTCGCAAGGCTAGCGTATTCCACCGCCTTGTTATCTTCGTTCTGACCAAACGATACTGTAATATTATTTTTTACAATATCACCTAAGCCATTCTCTCGAAGCCAGTGTATCGCCTCTGCTTTTTTATCAGCTCTAATTGAGGCACTATAAATTTTTTTAACAGATAACTCTGAACCATCTTTAAGTTTTAAACTAGATAAGTTCATGTCTTCCATTAGTTTTGGAATTATAACACAACTAAAATATTTTTCATCTTCTTTTAAATCTTTTATTCGTGATTCCAAATTTTCAATTTGTTTTTTTATTGATTGTAACTTTTCAACTTCAGTTGAAAGTTTATCTGGATCAATACTTGTAGATTGATCCGGCGCATCTTTACGTAGATCTATTAACATAATCGTTCTCCTATATTTTTAATTATAACTTTCATGCATGGCATTATAGTTATTAATTTTTTAATGTCAAGAACTATTTTTGATGAATATTTATTTCTATTGGATAATAAGTTTTTTCTTGTCGATCCCATTTCAACAATTTAAATTTTCCATTTGTCATTTCTGATGCAATTGCACAGGTAACACCAATAATCGCAGGATCACCATTTAATAATAAATAATCGTGTTCTGTAAAATTTTTTAATTTTTGTCTTATAGAAAAAATAAATGGTCCAGGTGAAAACATTATTTGTTCTAATGCTCTAAACATAATCTCAATTTCGCCATATTTTCTTGCACCCATAATATTGTATTTGGGTCTACCAGATTCTCTATCTATAGGAATATCCTGTAATAAATAAACCTTAGATTGTATATCTCCGTACACAAGTTTGTCTCCACTTTTTGTAATTTTATTCATTGACTTCTTCCTTTTTTTATATTACTATAACAAATAGAAAGAAAAGTAAATAGAATATTATGAATTATAAATTTAAAACTAAACCATATGAACATCAATTAGATGCATTAGAAGCATCTTGGGATAAAGAAAATTTTGCGTACTTCATGGAAATGGGTACAGGTAAATCAAAGGTATTATTAGATAATGCCGCAATGCTTTATGATAAAGGCCAGATAAATGGCCTCCTTCTTATTGCACCTAAAGGTGTTTATAAGAACTGGTATGATCAGGAAATTCCTACTCACCTTCCTGATCATATCTATAAAAAAATGGTGTTATGGAAAACATCAGATAAATCATCTAAACAGAAAAAAATATTAAATTCATTATTTGAAACTGGAACTGATTTACATATTTTAATTATGAATGTTGAAGCTTTTAGTTCTGGTAATGGTACAGAGTTTGCACAAAAATTTTTATCTTGCCACAAAGCAATGATTGCAATTGATGAATCTACTACTATTAAAACACCTACTTCTAATAGAACAAAAAATATATTTGATCTTAGACCACTTGCTAAATACAGAAGAATACTTACAGGTTCTCCTGTAACTAAATCACCGCTAGATTTATTTAGTCAATGTGCATTTCTTGATCCTTGGCTCCTGGGTCATGATTCTTATTGGACATTCAAAGCAAGATATGCAGTAACTAAAAAGATTGAAGTACAAGGTCGAAGAGTGGAAATAGTTGTGGGATATAGAAACCTTGGTGAATTGTCTGATAAAATAAAACCATTTTCAAAAAGAATATTAAAAGAAGATTGTTTAGATCTTCCAGAAAAAACTTATGTCAAACATTATGTTGAGCTCACAAAAGAGCAGGAAAAAGTATATAAACAAATGAAACAAGAAGCAATTGCTTTTTTAGAAGGTAAAATGCAGTCTTCTGCAACAGTTATGACTCAACTTATGAGACTTCATCAAATAACTTGTGGACATTTTACTGCTGATGATGGAACAATAAAAGATTTACCTTGTCAAAGATTAACTGAATTAATGAATATTTTAGAAAATGTTGAAGGTAAAACTATTATATGGTCACATTATACTCATGATGTAAGAAGAATCATAAAAGAAATAAAAAAAGTATATGGTGATGAATCTGTTGTAGATTATTATGGTGCAACCGATACTGATGAAAGATCTAAAAATATAAAAAGATTTCAGAATGATGATAAATGTAGATTCTTTGTAGGCACTACACACACTGGTGGTTATGGTATTACATTAACTGCAGGTAGTAATATGATTTATTTTTCTAATGGTTATGATTTAGAAAAACGTCAACAGTCTGAAGCCAGAATAGATCGTATAGGTCAAACTAAAAAAATGACTTATATTGATATAATGACTTCAGATACTATTGACGAAAGAATTGTTAAAGCTCTCCGTAATAAAGTCGACATCGCAAATACAATTATGGATGAAGACTTTAGAGAATGGATTTAAACAATCTTTATTTGTTTTGGTTTTTTAGCTTCCGGTGGATTATACTCAAGTTTAATTTTAAGCATACCATCTTCTAATTTACCACCATTACATTCAACATAATCAGCTAATTGAAATTGTCTTCTAAAAGATCTTTTAGCAATACCTTGATGTACAAAGTCTGCTTTCTCTTCTTTTGAAGAACCTTCAATAGATAATACACCATCTTCAACTTTAACTTCTACTTCATCTTTTTTGTAGCCAGCTAAAGCAAGTTCAATAGTATATTTACCTTCACTTTCTTTTCTTATGTTATAGTGTGGAAAACCAGAATTGACTGTAGATAGATAATTGAATCTATCAAAAACATCGTCAAAACCGATTGCGTTATTTAGGAATGTACTTAGATTTGTCATGATAACCTCCATGTTAGACAGTTAATTTATAGGCCCTCCTAAAGCGACCTGCTGTAAATATAATAATTATTAGAATTAATTCAAGAATAAATTAAATAATCCTGTAAGGGTCAGGATTGTAGTAAATGCGCCACCGATAATCCAGTATAATAGTCTATCAGTTTTCTTTTCAATATCTTCAACTTTGTTGTTAAGTTTTTCTATGTCTTTGTGTAAATGTCCCACATCTTTTTTTAATCCCTCTACATGTCCATATAGTGCCATTAAATGTTCTCCCGTATCTTCTGGATGTTTCCCGTTAGCCATTAGAATGTGACCCCCGCCACATAAAGACCCCAATAGTTAGATACTATCTGACCACCCAAATAATTCATTATGCTAATCCTCTTGATCTAAGTTTAATCATTTTTTCTTCTTCAGATAATAAAGCATTTTCTGCTACAGTCAAACCTTGATTCATGGCCCCTGAAGCCGGTAGCTGTGTAGTTTGTATTACTTGTTCATTAGGCATTGGTGTTGGAGGTAATTGACCTAATTGATTTCTTGTTGATTGTTTTAATATGTAGTCATCAGGATTAATTATAAAGTCTTGATTTAATCTTTGTTTTTCTAATTTATCAATAATTCTATCAATTGTTTTTAATACTCTTCTATTTAAAGGATTTGGTATTTTTTTCTCTTCAGCTAAATCTTGATATGCTTGTAGATAACCTTTTGTAATTGTAAAAGGCTTAAAATAATTATCTTCAATAAAAGCAAAATCTCTACCTCTACCTCTTTTATCAAAAATTTTACCTATATCATTTTTACTTTTTCCTAAAACTCTAGCTGCATCATAAGTTCTTCTCATTGAATTAAATGTTTCAAGTCTTTGTCTATTAGCTTTTATAAATTGTTGTATAATTAAATTATCATCTTCAACAGGATCTCCCGTTAAGGTGTCTTCGTAAATTAATTGTCTTTCATCACTTTCAGCTTCTAAGAAATCAGTTATTTTAAAGTTTAAAGTTTTATCAATATCAATTGGTATTTCTCTCATACCAAAAAATCCCATTAATTCATCTGGTATTTCATATTGAGTTCCGCCAATAGTTTCTCCTTTAAATGATTTATATAATCTTTTAAATTGTGGAAGAGAAAAAGGAGCTGTCTTGTATAAAAAATGTTTGGTTGCATCAGCAAATTTATCGCCCATTTCATCTCTAGGATTATAAATCCTATTACCATTTTCATCTACACCATCTCTAAACCAAACATCATTTACTGCACTTGTCCAAATAGATTCACTAACAAAAGGCTGTATAGCGTTAGCAAAAGCTTCACTCATTCCTTTCCAAATACCTTCCATTAAAGGTTTTTCATCTAATTCATCAACTGTACTTACTGTAGCAACTACAGGACCAGTCATTGTGTCATAAAAAAATCCATGAGAAAAATCTATGTATTTATATTTTCCATTTTCATATATAGGTAAAAGAGTATTTCTTTTAGACCACTCAGGTACAAACTCTCTAATAGCATCTAATTGATCTCTAGATATGTTATACAGTGCCCTAAAACCTTCAACAGCTACGATAGGTGCAGTGATATAAGTCATTGCTTGACCCGCTAATCTTGCTTTACCAATTGGAGCAAGAATAGGATCTTTCGCTTCTTTAATACCTCTAACAAGATTGTTAGTACCTGTTCTATAAATTTCAGATGGGAAAGATGCAAAGTTTCCAAGTGGTGATCTTCTAACTGATTTTACAACATCAGATACATAAGCATAGTTTGGAATTGTTTCTCTTACAATTTTTGCAGCCTCTTTCATAAAAAATAATTCATCCGGCATTTTTTTAATCAAGCCATTTCTAAGTGCAACTGTGTATGCATCTTTTAATTTAGCTGTTTCACCGATAAAGTTAAACACTCTAAAGAAGTCGTCACCTCCTACGTATAATTCTTGAGCAACGTTGTATAATCTTTTTATTCTATCTGTTCCTGTGTTTAATACTTTTTGAAAAAAACCATCTATAGTTTTAGTCTTGCTTCCAACATCAGCAGCACCCTCAGCTATATCTGAAAAAATTCCTGACATATCTTTAAAAGTTGTACTTTGATTTGTTACACCTTCTTCTAATAAAAATTTATATAAACTTTGTCCTTGCGGTGTGTTTCTACGAAATAATTGTGGTTGTATTGCTCCATATGAATCTTTAATAGCATTAAGAAATTTTTGAGGATTACCTGCAAAATATAATAAATTACCATTATGCAGTGTTGTAAAAAAGTTAGATGTAAAGTTTCTTACTTGAGTTACAGGACCTAAAACTGTTTTACCAACTTGAGTCAAACCTTTTGGTATTAGAACTAAATATCTATATGCAGCAATTTTTGCTAAACCACTATCTAATATTTCATCACCTTGTTTAATTGCTTCAGCCCATTCTTTCGTTGTGAATAACCCATCTACTGGAGAAGTATAAACATCAGGTGCCAGTCTAGTTTCTAATTTTAATCCTGTAGGATCAGTTATAATTTCTTTTTTAAAATTATAAGCTGCATTAGCTTTATCATAAGATGTATGAAATATACCTCTACCACCTTTTTTAATAGATTCATCACTAGCTGTTTTTAATGTATTATAAAATTTATCTCTACTCATTATCTGTGCTAAATCTCCCATTGTATTGTAAACAATGTTTTTAGCATTTTTATATTCACCAAATAATTTTCTAAAAGCAACCAGATCAGATTCTTTTTGTATTAAACCACCTTTACCATCTGGTTTAAATTTACCTCCAGCTGTAACATTTTCTGCAAGGTTTTTTGTAATAACTGCTTTATCAGCCATGACACTATTATTTCCTAATGGAAATGATGGAGTTTTTTCTATTGGATTTATTTCTACATTTTTAATTATGTTATTGACAATATCTAAAGATCTTCCTTTATCTATTGGAGCACCTTGTGCTTTGTAATATCTTTGTACAATTTTAGAAACTTCATCTTTTAATTCATCTGTTGGTTTGAATCCTTTTATTAAACCTTTGTTTAAGTCTACAATTTTGTAATCATTAACTAAAAATTTATTAACTCTGTTCGTAATAATATCGTTAAACTCTGCTGCACCTTTATTTATATTACCACCTTGTAAAATTGAATTTTTTACTTCAGCTACTTTTTTTCTAAAATTAACTGAATCTCCAATTACCTTATTAATTGTATCATCACCAATACCTAATTTTTTCATTGAAGTGCTAAAATCTTTTAGTACTTTTTTATTGAATCCATCAAAATATATTTGTCCTTTTCTAACAGCATCTTTTGTTTTCATTAAAAAATTAGCAATCATTCCTGATGCAGTATCTGGATCTACTCTTTCAGCTAAATTAATTGTTTCTCTTGATATTCTTTTTAATGAGTCATCAATATTTTTAGAAAAATCATCTGCAGTTACTTTTAACGCAGCTTTAGTTCCTTCTAATTTTTGTATACCATCAAAAATTGCTTGATCCTTACTACTTCTAGATCTAAATTTAGATGCAAATTTATCTAACCATCTATCAATTAATGAATTACTATAAGCTAAATCTTTTCCTTTTTGCCCCATTAGTTTAGCGGTTGCTCCTTTTAATCCAACTATAGCGGGTATAATTGGAAAACCTAATTCTAAACCAAATAATAATTTATTATGTAATTGTCTTGCAGCATCTTCTGATGCTTCTTCTTCTGTTTTTCTATTTAAATCTGTAGGAATAAAATCTATGAAATCACCAAATGTACCTATGTCTTCTACCTTCATAACAACTGCTCCAGTACCAATACCTCCACCGACTGTGATACCTACAAATTTATCTAATTTAGATAATTTATTTAGTTCAGTTGCTTTTTTAGCTGCTTCATTTAAATTTTTAGAATTTTGAGTAAGGTTAGTATATCTTCCTTTTTTAATTGCATTAACCAATGGTCCAGAAAGTTGTCTTGCTTTTTGAGTTAATTTTGCAACAATTGGTACAGCAGTTTTTTGTGCTATCTTTCCACCACCATATAGTTGTGTCATTGCTTCTATTATTCTACCGGTAGCAGTTTCCCTAGCTTTTTCTTCTGATTCTTTTTCTATCATACCTAAATAGGTATTTTCAAAAGCTTTATTAAATTTATAGGTAGCACTTTGTTCAACCGGTATACCTTCTTCTTGCAGTGCGTCATAAAGAAGAGTTCCAAAATTAACTACACCCTTTGGTACTTTTATTAATCCACTGTTTAATGCTGCACCTATAGAATCAGATAAAGATACTTCATTATTTTCTTCTGGTGGTAAACCAAGTCTTCTATCTACTTCTTCAACTTTAGGTTCTTTTATAATATCTTTTACAGTTTCAACTGTAGAGTCTATCGGGCTTTTAATAAATTTTTCAATTTTAGGCATGATGGCTTTGTCATTTGTTTCAGCCATCTTTAAAATTTCTTCTGCAGGTACTCCTTGCTCTATAGCTTTCTGTTCTTCTAATAATTGTTTAGCTTTAAAGTAACCTTCTTTTTCAGCTACCTCAAAAAATCTTTCACTTAATTCTTTTCCATCTTGAAACTCTTCTTTAAATTCATCAGAAGGAGTTATACCTTTTAATAATTTTTTGAAAAAATCTGGATCAGCCACGTTACTCTCCTACTGGAATAAGCTGTTGTCCCTGTACTTTATAAAATTTATTAGTTCTGTAATCATATATTACAGATCCTTGTCTATAAATATCCATATCACCTTCTTCTACTATTAAGTTTCCTGTTTCAGTATCTTTAGTATAAGTTGTATCTTTTCTTAAATACGGTTGATCAATATCAAGGTCTTCTACTTTAACACCTGGAACTTCACCTTTTTTAACTTTATCTATAGCTTTTACTACTCTTTCAGCGCTATAAGTATTTAGATAAGGATTTTGATATCTATCTTGTTGCTTTAATAAACCAGCCATACTAATTTCTTCTGCTTCTTTAGCTGCCTCTTGTGGTGATTGTTCTTTTCTATAAATTTCAGTTTGATATAATTCACTTAATACCTCTTGATAATCTCTACCAGTTTCTTTAGAAATTTGTTTTGCTTTCTCAATAAAAGGAGCAATATCTTCATCAGATAATTGATCTAATACTTCTAATGCAACACCTGTTTTTAGTTTCTTTTGAGTTTGTACATTTTTTAATAAATCTGCTACAGGTTCTTTTGCAGCTGCAAGTCCAGTTGCAAGAAGACCTCCTGAAGGTCTCTGAGTAGCTAATGAAGGTCCATATTGTAATAAAAATTGTGTTAAGGGATCATCAAGTCCAGTACCACCAGAAACAGATTCAATTAAATCTAATCTATTTTGAACTGTGTCTCTAAAAGTTTGACCACCTACGCCTTGTTGGTCTGACAATGCATGATTTTCTCTATCAACAATTCCGGTCATAATACCGTCATTGATCGGTCCACCTTTTCGGAACATAGGTCTTCTAAATATTCTACTCATATTAACTAAATGCTCTATAAACTCCAGCCAATGTAGCACCTGCACCTAAAGCAGTTTGTAAAGGCGTTGGAGATGGTTGAGTTTGTACCTGCTGTGAACCTGGATATCCAGCAATTAAACTAGTGATCCCTGAACCCAGAGCCTGGGTAGCTTGTAGCGGTTGCATATATTGCTGTTGAGCAAGTTGTTGTCTAGCAGAAGCTAATGCTTGTGCTTGACTTTGTTGCAATCCACCTAAAGTTGTTAACGCAGATATTTGTTGACCTGCTAATGCAGGAGCTTGTTGAGCTAATTGTTGTTGTCTCAAGAAATCTTGCCCCGCTAATTGTTGAGCTTGACCAAATCCTTGTTGTAATAATTGTGCTTGTAATGCAGCTCTGTTTCTATCTGATGCTGACATATATTCTGCTCTTGCAACACCTTCTCTACCACCACCAAATGCACCTGCTTGAAGTGCACTTTGTGCAATTGCACCTAAACCTTTTTGTGCTTGAATATCAAATTCTTGTAAGGTTGAACCAATTACATCTTGTTGATATGGAGACATATAAGCTTGATAAGCTGTTGGTCCAGTTAATGCTGCAGCTTTTTGTAAATAAGGTTCATATGCACCTA